CCTCGCCCTCGCCCGTCACGCGCATCTCGACGGAGCGGAAGAACAAGCCGCGATCGTCACGCTTCGTCTCAGGCTGTTGCTGATGTTTTTTCATTCGGCTTGACCTCCAGGCTTGTGCCTTTTTTGAGCGCGTCCGTGCGGCGCACCTCTTCCAAGTTGTCGTCGAAATCGGCGTCGTAATCCTCTGCGATCTGCGAGTCTGTCTTCCACCCGTGCTGCACGGCGATCTCCGCCGCGCGGATGTCCTTGAGCGGGTCGACCCACGTCCAGCGCCGCCCGCGGAACACGTGGTCGGCGAATTTCTGGCGCTTCTCGTACGGCAGACCGCCGGATACGTCGGACAGCAGGAACGCATCGAGCCATCGTAGGAAAACCGGCGTCTTGCACTGCGCGATGAAGTCGTCCTGCAGGACCATCCACATATCGCGCTCGGCGATGGTGCCCTGGCGCACGGATGAATACGACACGCCAGCCCAGTCGTTCGCGAAACATGCGTACTCGATCAGGTAGCCGGTCGCCACGTCGCGCAGCAACCCGTTCTTGTACGCCGTCACCTCGCGGTTAGGATGCTGCGGCGTGCTAACCGTGCGCCTCCATCCCTGCGGCAACACCTCGGCCTGTCCCGGCTCTTTCGGCATCGTGAGCGCGGCGCACGCTGCCACGGCTTCCGCGTCCTGCGGGTCGGTCAGGTCGACGATCTCGTCATCACGCCCGAGCGGAGCCTCGTATGTCGAGACGCTGCACGCCTCGTCTCGCGCGGCCACGAGTTCCGCCTGGTCGTACTCGTCGATCATCTTGAGCTTCTTGAGCACGCTATGCCCCATCGGTACGCCGCGCGTCTGGTCCTCGTCTTCCTGCGTGTACCCGTGTATCACGCTTGCGGCGGGCACGCGCACGAGCGGGCCGCGCTCGCCGGTGGTGGTCGAGTATTCGCGCCGTGTGAACAAATAATAGGCGACCGGCGCGAGCGTGCGCGCGTCAAGCTCGACGCCGCCGCGCACGATATTGCCGTTCTCCAAGGTGCCACGGAAACGCTCGTCGCAGGCGTCGGGCCTGATCACGCGCAGGCTGACGCCGTAGGGGTTTCTCTCGGTCGGCTCGAACCTGTCGACGATGATGAAATACTCTCCGTCGCGGGCGAGGTTCTTGGCGCACAGCCGGTCGATCTGCGCCACCGTCTTGCGGCCGGTCGAGTCGCAGTAGGCGGGCGTGCTGCACCAGCGCCACCAGTGGTACTGGATGCGCTGCGCGGCCATGCGGTCGGGGCGCGCGTTTTTCTCGCCGGGGTAGCCGTCTGTCGGCAGGCTCTTGAACTTGAAGCCCGTGCCGACTAGGTTGTTCGCGACCAGGTTGATGTACCGCCTGTGATGCGCCGAATTCTTGTACATGTCGCGCGACCTGGCCCGCATCGTGGCGAGCGCGGCGCAGACCTCGTCATTGCTGAACCCGCCGTCGAATGTCCACGGCCCGAGGATGCGCGACACATCGGCGGCGGCGAAGCTGCGGACGGAGACGGCCCCGGCAGGCCGACGCCGCGCGAACCATGTTGCCGGGTTGAGGATGTTCATGCGAACCTCGTCAGTATCCGGCGCGCCTTGCCGCCCGTACCGTTAAGTTTCGCGATCTCAGACCGGTAGAAGTTGCGCAGTTGCAGCAGCTCGTCGAGCGAGCGGTAAGTGATGGCCTTCTGTCCGATTGTCACAGAGCGGCCGGAGTGCGTCGCGTACTGTGCGATAGCCGTCTCCACGCTCGCGAGCGCGGCGGTATATGCCGCCAGATTAGTGTCCGCCTCTGCCATGCCCCGTTTATCGCATGGCCAGAGGCGGGCGTCAATGGGCCGCGCCGCGTTAGTTCCGACGGTCGGAACTATGAGCCTGTCGTAGCACGGCGCGCTCGTACTCGGACACCGCCTCGGCCCGCGTGCAGAGCCGCTCGACCTCGGTCTGCGTCATGTCGCGCCCGGCCGCCAGCCGCGCGCCGCAGCCGATGCAGGTGCGGTATTCGAGAATCTTCCTCCGCACGGGGTCGACGTGGCGGCCGTCGTCCATGCGGGTGTTTGCCTTGCACATCGGGCACACCGTCGGCATGGATGCCGCGATGTACCGGCGCGGCGCTATCTCGGGGTCGCGCGTCTTAGCCTGCGGGTCCCGTGTCTGGTAATTCCGTCCCATTGTCACCTCCTTTGTGATGGCCGTGCGATGTAAACGCCGACCCGTTTTTTCTCGTGCGTCACCGTTCCGCCGGTGCCGACACCCTCGAACGCGGCGAGCGCGTACCCCTGCGCCATCGCGTCCCCGAAATCGTGCCTGCCGGGCTGGCGGGCGAACACGTATACCGTCTTGCCGCCTACCACGTCTTTGCCCAGGAATCTCTCGCGGTATATCTGCTCGGCAAACTCGCGGTGGTCGCCTTCGAACAGCGAGCACGCCCCGGGCCTGCCGATCTCGCCGAGCCACGCGCGCTGCATTACCTCGCGCCAGTAGTCCGCGCACCAGCTCAGGCCGCGCCCGATCTGCGGCCACTCGGTCATGTGGCACTGCTCGCGCGGCTGGCCGATGGCGCGGAAGCCCGGACGGTATCGCTGGGCGTCCATGCCGCGGCACAGGATGATGCGCATTCCGATCCTGCGCCCAGCCGTGTCGGCGTACCGGCGCACGACCGGCCCCATGTATCCGGCGTCTATGCCCCACGTCTGCGGACGCTCAGGCAGAGCGGCGAGTATCTCACCAGCCCGCACCAGCGCGTCGAAGAGCTGGCGGGCCTTCTCCGCCTCCGGCACGTGCGGCAGCATAATCGGCGCGCCGCCGTTGTCGAGCAGTCCGTACCATGGGACCGCTGCGGTCTGGTCGTTGGCGAAACCTAGGCAGACTGTCGAGAGCCCGTAGTCGTTGATGTCGGTGCTCACGAGCGAATTCACTATCGGCACGCCTGCTGGCCACGTGTGCGGCTGGCGCCCGGTCTCGGCGCGCGAGCAGATCATGCGCACGGTCAGCGGGATCGCGTCGGCCTTGACCTCTGACTGCGGACGCTGCTGCTTCTCCGCCATGAATGGGGCGTGCCCCATCTGCCAGTACTGCCGCATAGCGACGCAGTACATGTCCGGAAGCGTCCTGGTCGCCATCGCGCGATAGGCGTTCGGCGCCGACAGCTCCATGCCGCCGCGCATGGCGCTACGGTGCTTCCTGTAGTGCGCCGCCCCTGCGGCCGGATCGTCGCGGTACAGCTCCCACCAATCGCGCCATAGTTTCCACACCGGTCCGTTGTCGGCCCAGCCGTCGGGCCACCGCTCGACGCACGACACGCGGATGCCGCTCCATCCAGGGTCGCAGAGGTAGCGCGCCATCACGTCATCCTCGACGATGCAGTTGCCGGACAGCAGTATCGGGAACGCCGAACCGGCCGAGCCTAGACCGGCGATGTCAGAATCAATCACGGCGCATGTCTCGGTGACCATCGCGAGAGAGCTGGCCACGTCGCGGTCCTGCGGGTCGTCCACCAGCGCGAGGTCAGGCCGGATGATAGAGCCGTCTGACTGCGACAGGTTGAGCCCGCGCGGGTTGCCGTTGACGCTCGATCCTCCGATCACGCCGCGCGCGTCCGGCAGGACGATCATGCCGTCGCAGATCTGTAGCAGCGCGCCGCACGCCTCGCCTGTGTCCGACCAGCGCATGGCTGGCATCCGCTGCGCGACGCCCTTGCCGTGAGCGAACGGCGCGCAGTACTCCGGGTAGTCGGCGAGAAGCCGCTCGTTGAAGGCCAGGGCCGACCGCCAGAACTGGAGGCCGCGCTTCATCGCCCGGGCCGACCATGGCAGATAGACTGGGAAGCGGCGGCGTCCGGTGAGCGCCAGATACAGGATGATGCCGTAGAGCAGCGCCGACTTCCCGACGCCGCGCTCGGCCGCTACGGCGAACCGGCCGCCGGTCTCATGCGCGCGCATCGCGCCCTTGATGATGCTGAGGTGCGGCGCGTCGAACCTGCGCGTGTACGCGGCTGCGAGATACCACGCCAGCCACTTGGCCGGGTCGCGCTCCAGCCGCGCGCGGCGCTTGGGGTCTGCGCACGGCCTGCGCTCGACCACCGAATGCGCCGCCGTGTGCTTGGCGACGCGCTCGGCT